GTCGAAATGAGGGTAGGATCTTCAGGATCTATCTTCACAGATATGTAATCATCCGGGGTTGCAGCTCCCGCAGCTGCACCAGACTTTATATTCTTTTGGGTCTGGGCAACCAGCGTGCGCAGCTCCGGATCGAAGCGCATCTGTGGCGGCTTAACGAAGCGCCAGTTCTTTGGCATTCCCTTTTCATCTGTGGGGCCTGATGTCTCAACGGTATACGAACAGCACCCGTCGACCACGTCAATCTTACGACTGGCGTCAGCCGACGAGCTCTGGGATACACGACAAGAATCAGATTCTCCGGTTAAACCGGAGTTATTACAAGTAAGAGGCATCATACCATTCCACCTGGTCGTCGCCCCTGACGGGGCGGTAACCACGTTAACTGGTATAGACGTAATACTTGAACCCACAATCCCGGTCGTTCCAGGTGACAAAGCAACAGACTTGACATTTACGTCAAGTCCGGCGGTAGCCCCCTGGACCGGAACGAACCCGGTTGAGGTAATAGCGCTCAACCCACCGACTGTTGAGATGTCGGTAGGCATCACACCACCACTTTGACCAGACACCTGTGCGACGGTAACTTTCGCTATCCGTCGAAGATCCACAGGCTGGGCAATCGGATCCACTGTTGAAATTTCGCCTGTCTTAATATCATCCGCAAGTGCCTGCAACTCGGCAACTGCACCAGAACTAAGTCTGGGAGCAAACTGCCGAAGGCACAGCTGTAGCGGGTTAGACGTAGAACCACCGCGTTGATAGAACTCAATACGGTAGTCCATATACAACTTCCCATAAGTAGCAGAAGCCGTATTATCCACAAAGACAAACGCAACCACTTGCTGCACATCCCTTTGATCTACGGAAGTCTGGGAGTCACCAGGATCTGTATAATATGCATTAAACAGTCTGGGACACCGACCAACCGTCACAGACGCCGGTTGCCATACCGGAGTTTCCATGACATAGGGTAGATAAGATGTTTGTACGATGGTGGGGGCTGTATTATACAGACCCCCAGGATCAAACTGAACACCCACAACAACACTAGCCGACGTCGCAGTACTAACGCTTGGGACATAACGGATTCGAAAAGACGAAAACCGATATACCGAAAACATAGTACCAAACAATCCAAGCTGCCCGTTCCCTAACGTGGCAGGACTAATGGTGCAGAGGAAAGTAGAGTTGGTGGTTGATGGGGAAGAACTGAAGGCATAGCCACTCGATGAACCGGTACCAGCAACTCGGACGTATCCGAGTAGCTCAGAGCCCGCAATCTCAGTCCCGGGGCCCAGAGCAGGATCGTGAAGATCCCTGAACTGGGCTCGTCGAAGAGAAGTACGGACGGTG